AAGAACGCGAAACCCTTAACGAAAACGGCACACCTGGTATTGCTCCTGGTAACATTACCGGTAACGTTGGTAAGTTTGACCCAGTGCTTATCGGTCTAGTTCGTCGTGCAATGCCTATGCTGATTGCATATGACCTGTGCGGTGTTCAACCTATGAATCTGCCTACTGGCTTGGTCTTTGCTCTGAAATCGCGTTATGGCGATCAAAGCACGATTTCTGCTGGTACAGAAGCATTGTATCAAGAAGCTAACTCTGCTTACTCCGGTGGTGAATTCGCTGCTCAAGCAACTAGCAATACCCCTTGGGATACTACTACTGGCTACACCGCTGGTACGTCAGGTATCAACGACGGAACTGGTTCAGGTGTCAATATCAACACAACGTTGGCTATGTCTACGACTGCTGCTGAAGGTGTTATTCCTGCTACCATGGGCTTCACCATAGAGAAGCACACCGTGACCGCCCAGTCACGTGCTTTGAAGGCTGAATACTCAATCGAATTGGCACAAGACCTTAAGGCTGTTCATGGTCTGGATGCTGAGGCTGAACTGAGCAACATTCTGTCCCGTGAAATCACCGCAGAAATCAACCGTGAAGTTATCCGTAAGATTTACACCATCGCTATGCCTGGCGCTGACTACGGTACTACCAACGCTGGCACATTTGACCTTGACACCGACGCAAATGGTCGTTGGTCAGTTGAACGCTTCAAGGGTATGCTGTTCCAAATCGAACGTGATGCTAACCGTATCGCAGAAATCACCCGTCGTGGTCGTGGTAACATGCTTCTGTGTTCCGCCGACGTTGCATCTGCTCTGACAATGGCTGGTATGCTGGACTACGCTCCTGCTATCTCTGCTAATCTGACAGTTGATGAAGCAAGCACAACATTCGCTGGTGTTCTAAATGGCAAGTACAAGGTTTATATCGACCCGTACATGTCAAATGGTTCATCGAATCAGTATTACCTAGTTGGTTATAAGGGTTCTTCTCCTTATGACGCTGGTATGTTCTACTGCCCATACGTTCCGCTGCAAATGCTTCGCGCAGTTGATCCTAACACCTTCCAACCTAAGATCGGTTTCAAGACGAGATACGGTATGGTTGGCAACCCACTGGCTGGCGCCGATGCAGACTCTCTGGGTAACGTTGGCATGGCTGCTCAGAAGAATGGTTACTATCGCATGACCAAGGTCGCTAACCTGACCTAATAAGTAAAAGTAGTTTGGATGTATTTGAGGGGGAGCCTATAGGCTCCCCTTTTATTTGACAATATTAAACATATGTGTTAATATAGACGTGATAAATAAACACTAATTAATATGACAGAACATTCTTGGTACACCTCAGTTTATCCAAAAACACCAACTAATTTCCTAGAGTTTTTGGAACGGAATTCGATAACAGAAGAAAACTGCCCGACTTGTCCTGTATGCGGCAAATATGCATCTTATGACAAGTCGTATTCTGATAAATTTATAAAATACTGCTCCGATGCTTGTTCAAAAAAACATGGAAGATTGTCTGATGATCAAAGAACAAAACTTAGCGACAAATCATGGTTATACGAACAAAGAATCACACTTAAAAGAACGTATGACTCAATTGCTAATGAGTTAGGCTTATCAGTTATTCCGATAAAGAAATACTGTAAGATTCATGATATACCTAAAGTGAGATATAATGAATCTTTATACTCGGTAAAACAAAAAGTTCTTGATTATGAATGGTTATATCATGAGCATAAAGTAAAACATAGAACTTTAGATGAGATTGCAAAAGACGTAGGAACAACAAAATCCACCTTGTCGGTCTACTTAAAAAAACACAAAATTGAAGCAAATTCCCCAAATTCTTATGATCGGGAATTTACCAGAGAATCTAAACAACAAAAAGAAGTCAATGATTTTATCAAATCTCTTGGATTTTCAACAAAAACTGGAGATAGAAAATTGCTTGGTAATGGTCAAGAATTAGATATTGTCGTTGAAAGTAAAAAGATTGCATTTGAGTTTAATGGTGTGTTTCATCATCTGTATAGACAAAATGAAAAATCCGTTTCTGCCAGAAAAGACTCTAACTATCATTTGAATAAAACGGTACTTGCTGAAAAGTCTGGTTATAAATTATTTCACTTATTTTCTGATGATTGGTCATACAATACTAATGTAGTCAAATCAATAATAGCATCAAAGTTGGGTATCTATACCGATAGATTATACGCTAAAAATTGTGATGTAAAACAAATAGACAAGCAAACTAAGCAAACGTTTTTAAAAGAAAATCATATTCAAGGCAGTGATTTTTCGTCGTTTTTTTATGGTTTATTTTATAAAAATGATCTAGTTTGTGTGATGACTTTTTGTAAATCGAGATATAACAAAAAATTTGATTGGGAATTGAGTAGATTTGCTACCAAAAAGAACACTCAGGTTGTTGGAGGATTTTCTAAATTACTTCAATCTTTTAGAAAAGACCACTCGGGGTCGATAATTTCTTACGCAGATAGATGTTTGTCTTTTGGTGATGTATATCAGTCAAATGGTTTTGAATTGATAAAGATTAATCCTCCTAGTTACTGGTACGTCAATATAAAAGAACAACATGTACGAATGCATAGGGCAGCATTTATGAAGAAAAAAATCGCTCCAAATGATAATCGCCCTGAATGGATTATTTTGAAAGAACGTGGCATAGAGAGAATATGGGGCTGTGGCACCCTAACTTTTGGCATTCGATAAATACACAACATGTGAGGTCAACAAATGAGCATAGACAAATATCTAGATGTATTGAGTAGCACTGACAGAATAAACACACAAGAAGTATCAGAAGCAGATATCGCAGCCTTTGCATCATCTTGGTTAGTAGAGAAGGGATATCCGGTCATTCACACCGACTTTCACGATCTTCAACAAGATTTCCTAAACAAGAATTATCCAGCGAGACAAGAAAATGCCTGATATAGGTTGCGAATACGATTTTAGTCTGTTTCAACAAACTTCTTATCAACTGAATTTCAGTAAGATTCCGGGTGTACCCTTTTACTGTCATTCTATCGTGTTGCCCGAAATGGTGATGAACAGCGCATATATGGCAACTCGCTTTCACGATATTGCTTTGCCAGGTGAGAAGATAAAGTTTACTGATCTTACGGTTGAGATTCTGCTTGATAAGAATCTAACAACGTATCTCCAGATTTACAACTGGATGCGAAATCTATCAGTTTTGAATTCAATCAAGACAACTGATACGTCTAATTGTAACGTAACTGTTGGACCGAAGTCGTTTATCATGAACGGAGTATATCCAATATCACTTCCTTCCATGAAACTAAGATCGAATCCAACGGACGCTGATCCAATCACGTTTACGGCCGCATTCGCCGTTGAGTGGTTCGACATTCAGTAAATTTGACTTCACCAAATTCATATAGTATTATGGTCATATGTGTAAAACTATGAACATACTATGTCAAAAATTGAAGATATTCTACTAGATTGGAAAGAGGACTCGAAGATAAATCAACTCAAAATTGCTGAGGAGATTGCTCGTGTTCCTTTTCTACATTCAAAGTACCTCGCATACTTTGTCGAATTTCGCTCAAAACGGGCGGCGGCAATTCGTGCACTTAGTGCACTCAAGAATCTGAAACGCAGATACTACCGTGGCGAGTTTACTAAAAATGATCTCATTTATCACAACTGGCCGCAATGGCAAGGTCTAAAGCCAAACACCACAGAACTAAATCAATTATTTGAACAAGACGCTCAATTGAACGAAAAAGAGGAACGTCTTGAGTATTACAATACTTCATTGAGTACGATTGAATATATCATGAAGGAAATTAACTCGAGAGGATATTCACTAAAAACATTGTTCGATTACCAGAAGTTCATGGAGGGAAATTGATATGATAGACGATTCACTAACCGAGAAACGACAAGAAGCATTGCGACAGATTTTTGAAAAAAATTGGTAATGAAAGTTTCAATCGTAAACTACGCAAGGAACTCTTAGAAATTGAAGAAAGGGAGCAGCGTTATAAATTAGAACAAATGCTTCTTCGGGAAAAACATAGATATGATACTTACAATATATGACAGATAAACTAACAATAACAAAAAAGAACGAGTCCTGGTTGCACCTAGATGCAGAAGTCTGGATGCTTCAAGAATTAGACGATGCATTCAAGTTCCAAATGCCTGGGTTTCAACATACGCCACAATTCAAGAATAAGGTATGGGACGGATATGTCCATTTGATATCCGTATATAAGCAAAAAACTCACGTCGGCATCGCCCGGCAGATTATTGAATTTTGCGAATCCCGAAATTATGAGTGCGTTATGAGTGATTCTCAATATGGGCTTCCAATTGAGAAATCGTCTGTGACCGCACCAGAACTTGTTGATTTTGTAAAGTCATTGAATCTTCATTCTGATGGTAATTTAATTGAATTTAGAGATTATCAATATGAAGCAATATATCGGGCACTCAGAAACTACAGACGACTAATTTTATCTCCGACAGGTTCAGGCAAATCAGCTCAAATCTATGCGATAGCCAGATATCTTATTGAATCTGATCTTAGAGTTTTGTTGATGGTTCCTACTGTGTCTCTTGTCAATCAAATGAAATCCGATTTCATTGATTACTCATCGAAGAATGAATGGAACGTCGAAGATAATGTTCATGTGATATATGCTGGACAAGTTAAAAATTCAAAGAAAAGTTTTTTTATATCCACGTGGCAATCACTTCAAACAAAGTCTAATATACCAGATGAATGGTTTGCTCAGTTTGATGCGATTATTGTGGATGAAGTTCATCAAGGCAAATCAAAAGAGATTTCTAGTATTGTAGAAAAATGCATCAACGCTAAGTATAAAGTGGGTTTTACTGGATCATTGGATAGATCAAAGACCCACAAACAGATGCTCATTTCGTTGTTTGGTGAAGTTTCAAAGGTAGCATCAACAAAAGAACTTCAAGAGAGAAAACTTTTAAGCGACATAAAAATCAAGAACATAGTTTTCAAGTATTCTGCTGATACCTGTAAAACACTAAGAAAGACCGAATATGCTAAAGAAATGGATTTTATCATTGGTCATGAGAAACGTAATAAATTTATTAGAAATCTTGCATTATCTCTATCGGGAAACACTCTTATATTATTCAATTTTATCGAAAAACATGGGGATGTTCTGCATAGACTTATTAGCGAGTCTGCCGGCGATAGACCCGTTTACTACGTTCATGGCGGAACTCCACCAGCGGAAAGGGAATCGATACGAAATTTGATTGAGACTTGAAATGATGTTATAGTATTAGCATCATCTGGTGTGTTCTCGACCGGTGTGAACGTCAAGAGAATACACAACATCATGTTTACCAGCCCGACAAAATCCCTCATTCGAGTTATTCAGAGTATCGGTAGAGGATTGAGAATGTCCAAAGACAAGACACACGTTACCTTGTTTGATCTAGCGGATGATTTGCGAATTGGTAAGCATGAAAATCATACGTGGGACCACTTTGGAAAAAGACTGGAAATTTACTCCAAAGAGGGATTCGAATATAGTATCATAGACATTGATTTGGAGAATAAATGAACAAGAACGAACGAGCACCAGTTATCGTAATGTTGGATAATGGAGATACCCTATTTACAGAAACTGATGGTATTGCTGATGAGAACGATTTTATGACACTATATTTGCCGCATAGGGTAACAGCAAACGAAAATCAAATACTACTAATGCAATGGGTTCCGTTCTCTGAAGATGAAGAATATTTTGTGCATATTTCAAAGATTCTAAACGTTTGTCATATGGATGAGCAACATAAGCGGCTGTTCGGCAGCGTTGTAGCCACAAACGTCATGCGCAATTTAAAAGATCGAATCGTAACAGCAGTAAAACTAAACGTTCGTTTGAACGAAGAACTGGATATTCTTCTTAGTGATATGCTAATGTCATTACTAGAAATATCTAATCGGTATAACATGGAGAAACCAAAACTAAAAGACATTCATAATCAGTTTTATAGTTTAGTTTCTAGCACTTTCCCGGAGCACAAATCAAATTATGTCAACTAAATTATTTAGATGCTTTAGATATTTGTTGAATCCCATCAATGTCATTTCTTTTCTAACAGAGATTCTACAAATGATACGTTCTCTTTTTATTCCTGTCATTGATTTGCGTATTTTATTTTTATGATCTTCAGTGATGTATTTATGTAACATAAGGAAATAAACATGAAAAAACAAACAAATCATTATGTTTCGAATGATGATTTTATTATTGCACTTACCGAACGTAGAGCAATTTTAGCGAAACTTGCTCCCGATGAAGAAAAGCCTGTTATTTCTGATTATATTGCCAAGTGTATATTCGATATTTGTAACAAGTTATCATATCGCCCAAACTTCATAGGTTATTCTTTCCGCCAAGAAATGGTTGGCGATGCACTGGAAAATTGTCTACGAGTCGTTGATAATTATGATCCCGAAATCTCAAAATACGCATTTGCTTACTTTACACAAATTGCTTGGTATGCCTTTGTTCGTAGAATTGGCACTGAACAGAAACAATCCTACATCAAAGCAAAAATTATCGAGAGTATGCCTATCAATGAACTTATCAACACTGAAGATGGTGAGATAGGCGCCGTAATCGAAGATATGAGACAGCAATATTACTTTGACACAAAAGGTTATGAGGCAGCAAAGGCTGCGAAAAAGAAAGTGATAAAGGACTCTCTCGAAGAATTCATGGAAGAGAAATAACATGAAAGTTATTGTATTGGGTGACGTGCATATCGGTGCAAGAAACGATAGCCAAGTATTTGCTGATTATCATATCTCATTTTTTACGGAACAGTTGTTTCCGTACATGAAAAAGCATAAGATCAAACATATAATTCAACTAGGAGACATATTTGATCGTAGAAAGTTCGTAAACTTTGTTGTTCTAAATCAATGGAAGACAAAAGTTTTCGATTATATGCAGGCCGAGAAAATTACAATGGACGTGTTGCTAGGCAATCATGACGTGTATTTTCGGAATACGAATGATGTGAGTTCTCCTGTTCTTCTTTTGCGCGAATATTATAACATAAACGTTTTTGTTGAGCCTACCGACGTAACCATTGGCACCTCAAAATTTATGTACATCCCTTGGATAAACTCAAGCAATCTTGAGTCTACACTGGAAAAGGTGAAAGCGTCGGAAGCGATTGCCGCATTTGGTCATTTCGAGTTCGCGGGCTTTCAGATGGATAAAGGACAGAAGCATGAGGACGGTCTTTCGACTAAAGACTTCAAGAAGTTTGATTCTGTATATTCTGGGCACTTTCATCACCGCAATGATGATGGGCATGTTTTTTATGTTGGTACGCCATATCAGATCACGTGGGTCGACCATGAATCCACAAAGGGATTCCACGTATTTGGCACGTCCACACTGGAAATGACATTCATCGAAAATCCTAATTTGTTGTTCCATCGTATGGTCTATGATGATCAACTTGACCCAGACAATCATTACAAATCGTTTGATCTTTCTGGTCTAGCAGGTAAGTATGTAAAAATCATCGTTTCAAGCAAAACAAATCTATATGGATTCGATCAGTTGTTGTCCAAGCTGTACGCGCAAGGACCTGCGGACGTGAAGATCATCGAGAACGTCCAAGAACAGGAACAGTCCGGCGAAAAACTTGATCTTGAGAGCACCAAAGAAATTCTTGACAAAGCGGTGGACTCGCTTGATAATGTTCTAGATAAAAAAGTTCTCAAGAAAATGCTCCGCGCACTCTATACGGAAGCACAACAAATGGAAGTCGTATGATCAAGTTTGGTTCAATCGCACTAAAAAATTTCATGTCGGTCGGCAATTCGCCTCTCGTTATCGACTACAATCAAGCAAAGTCTGTACTTGTTACCGCAACAAATGGAACAGGAAAAAGTTCCATTATGCTAGACTCTTTGACGTTTGCTCTGTATGGTAAACCCTATCGAAACATCAATATTCCCCAGATTATAAATTCCGTAAATCAGAAGGGACTTGAGGTCGATCTTACTTTCACTGTGAACAAGGTGAAATATCGCATTGTACGAGGCATCAAGCCTAAGAAGTTTGAAATCTACAAGAACGGCAAGTTGCTCAATCAAGACGCGGACACGCGAGACTACCAGAAGGTGCTTGAACAAACAATCTTGAAGATGAACTATCAAACGTTCACTCAAGTGGTCATTATGGGTTCGGGCAATTATGTGCCTTTTATGAGACTAAAGGCGGCAGCAAGACGTGAGTTCATCGAAGACATTCTTGATATCAAGATTTTTTCTGTCATGAATAACTTATTGAAACAACAAGTAAAAACACACTACGAAGAACTTGACAAGATAACCACAAACATCAACTTCTTGAAAGAGAAGATCAAGATGCAGCAGTCGTTTGTGGAAAAGTTGGAGAGCGAAAAAGAGGGTAAGAAATCTGACATTGAGAAGGAAATCATTCGACTGAATGAAGAAGTTCACGCACAATTCGTAAAGATAGAAATGTTGACGTTGGGCATCAACGCAGCAGAGTTGGACGATACCGCTTTCGAACGGATAACAACCAAGAAGTCCGAATTGCTCAATATCGCAAAGCAGATCAAGACGAACATCGCAAAGCAAGACAAGGACAAAGACTTCTACGCAACCACCGATATTTGCCCCACATGTCACCAGAGCATTGAGGAACATCATCGGGAAAATTTGATCAAGAAGTCGACCAGCAAGATTGTTGAGTTCGAAGAAGGTCTAAAGGAAATCGAAGAACGCATGAAGTCGTTCAATGAGCAAATCACACGTATTAGCGAAACGCAGGATCAGATAAGAAAACTACAAAGCGAAATCGGAACATGCAACAGTGCGATTGCTATTGCCAATTCATTGTTATCAAAACAACATCAAGAACTCGGAAACATGTTGCGGGACAACGGTTCCATCGATGATGAAAAGGAAAAGTTGAGTTCCCTAGCTAAAGATATCTTGTCGGCGTCCGAAACTAAAAAAGAACTGAAGAAACAGGAATCGTACTATGATGCTATCTCTGGAATGCTCAAGGACACTGGCATCAAGACTAGAATCATCAAGCAATACGTACCTGTCTTGAACGGGCTGATCAAAAAATATCTTGACCTGATGGATCTGTTTGTTTCATTTGAGTTGGATGAAAATTTCAACGAAACTGTAAAGAGTAGACACCGCGACACGTTCACCTACGAATCCTTTAGTGCGGGGGAGCAGCAACGAATAAACTTGGCTCTAATGTTTGTTTTTCGTGACGTTGCTCGTCTAAAGTCATCTGTAAATACGAACCTCTTGATCATGGATGAAATCATGGATCAGTCACTTGATCAAGCTGGCATCGATGGATTCTTGAGCATCGTTGAATCACTAAAGGACACAAATCTGTTCGTGATCAGTCATCGGGAGAACCTTGGGGATCGTTTCGATGCTAATCTAAAGCTGACAAAACATGGTAATTTTACAGTGCTTGACAATAATTAACATCTTCTGTAACATGTAGTCATTCGCTCAATATTAGATTGTAAAGAGGATGACTATCATGAAATCGTTCAAAGAATTCGTTGCGGAAGAAGTTGAAAATTATGAACGTTCTCCTTTCAAAGTCATGAAGATCACAATCATGGCATCTGGTGCTCGTATCAAGGAAGTAGAATAAAAGTTTGACAATAATTCGGCACTTATGTAAGATGTATTACATGAGAATTACTTTTGATATGGAGTTTTGTAATGGCTAATATGCAAGTGGGTATGGGCTCGGTAGAGACTAACTTGACCAACGCGGTTGAGTTTAGTATGTCGCAAACTAATGGTAAGAAGTTGATTGCCATGCTTTCAAACTTCCTTTACACTGACAAGGAATACGCGGTTCTGTCGGAGTTGTCAGCAAACGGTGTTGATGCACACCGTATGGTCGGTAAGGAAGATGAACCTATTCGAATCACCATGCCAACACCTGTTGAGCCGGACTTGGTAATTCGTGACTATGGTCCTGGTATGTCTGAACCCGACTTGTTCAAGTTTCTGACCCAATTTGGCGAATCGTCTAAGCAAGATGACGCAAACGCCATCGGCTTTTACGGCATCGGTTCAAAGTCTGTTGCGTCTGTTTCAAGCACGTGGTCGCTCGTTTCCCATCATAATGGAAAGATGATCAAACTTGAAGTTTTCGTAAACGGGGAAGGTAGTCTCGCGCTGTCAAAAGTCTTCGAAGGTAAGACCGAAGAAAGCGGTCTTGAAGTCCGAATTCCTATCGAAAAGAATAAGTTTCATCTGTGGGAGTCCGCTGCTCATAAGGCATTCAAGCACTATCGGGTTCTTCCGAAGTTCAACAGGAATATCGGCATTGTGAAGACCAGCTATAAAAAGCAAACTGAAAAGTATGGTATTCGGTCTGACTATGTCAGCGGCATCAACGTAATCACAACGATGCGCGAATATCCACTTGATGCGAAAAAGTTGGGCGGTTCAATCGATCAACCGTTGATTCTCAGTCTTTTCAAAAACAACATTGACCTGTTCTTCGAAACGAGTTCCATTGACTTGGGCATTTCTCGGGAACAGATTCAATACAATACCAAGACCACAACGGCGATCATTAATCGTTTGAAGGAAATTGGTAGTGAAATGTTGTCGGAAATCAAGGCTGCAATTTCTGTTGCTAAAAATGGCGTCGAGTATCGCAGTCTCGTAATGACTCAATGGAACAACTATCCTCATGATTTCGTCCGCGAGGCGGTAAAGGGAAATTCATACGGGGTTGTTGATCTTCCCAACGATTTTCGACGTTATTGTGTGACATGGAAACCTGGCGTAAGTCTGTCAATAGTGCATCGGGGCGAGTACAAGAACATCAACGACGCCCTCAGGAATTTCAACTGTTGGCGAACTTACGCGGTGAATGTTAGTGAATCGTTTGACCTTAATACTAACAAAGATTATCGCACACTTTCCGTTGCGATTGATCAAATCGCACGAGTCAAGGTTGTCTTGCGTGAAGGTGTTCGGGATGCTGCCGCACGTGTAAAACAAGCTTACAAAGGATCGACCGACTTTTTCGTGATCATGGAAGAAAATCTGCTTGGTCCAGAGTTTCCTGTCATAAATGCATCGTCTTTGCCTAAGGTTCCTCGTACCACAAAAAGACGCGGAACGTCTGATGATGATTATTACCTGCTTGATGGACGCATGTTTGTACGTATTACCAAGATGCAAGCAGAAGGATACACAGACAAGGTGTCATTGAACATCAGGGATGCTCGTTCTCGTGATGCTAATCCAGAATTCACGTCTACCGTCAAATTTCTACATAACCAAGGATATTATGTTATTGGTCACAAGGGCGAAGTTCTTGCTTTTGATGACCAAAAGACTGCAATGAAAAAGTTCATCGAAAACCTGAAAAATAGTCCAGCTCTTGCAAAGGATATCGAAAATGCTAAGATTAACTGGTTGGGTTCTGCTGTGCGCAACAATCGAGTGTTCGGCAATTTGACGTTTTACGACATAAAGTCAACTAAACTTGATGAAATCCTTAAACCAGTTAAGGATATTATTTGCGTCGTAAAGGCGAAACACATTGATATTACTCGTCAATATGGTTCAACGACTGCAATTTTGGAGACGTTAGAACAAGCATGTCGGATTTCAGGAGAAACGCTGGATGTTATTGATATCATTAATTACGAAAACATCGAAAAAATTTGCAAAGAAATCTATCCGATGTTACAATATATTGAATTTGACAGGTACGTTGGTGGGACTATTTGGACTGATCGACGCGCGCATATTCAAGAGTATGTAAATCTAATCGAAAAAGGAGTTTGAAAATGTCGTATTCTCACATTGTTACAAGCAATTATGTGTCTGTCATGAACTTGGAAACGGGCGAAGTGACGAAGTTTACAAGCGATCATCCAAAGTTCGCTGATGCAGTAGCAGGAATCAAGTCTGGTAATTACGAAGCCGTTACTAAAATGTCTGTCGCCAAGATCATCACCGATTATGGGTCAAAGTCTGGGGACGTTATCTCCGTCGCAAATGGGGTCGTTTACTACATGATGCCGAACGGCGAAAAGACGGAATTGCATAACACTATGACCACTCGTGTCTTGGCAATGATTCATGACGGTTTTGATGCTGCTCCTCTGGTTGCTTTCATGAACAACTTGATGTCCAATCCTTCAAAGGTTGCGGTCGATGAACTGTATTTGTTCTTGGAAGAAACCGAACTTCCCATCACATCCGATGGGCATTTCATTGCCTACAAAATGGTTAACAACAATTACACTTCCATTCATGATGGCAAGTTTATGAACGCTGTTGGAACTGTTGTTGAAATGCCTCGCAACACGGTGGATGACCGCCGTGAAAATACGTGTTCGCAAGGTCTTCACTTCTGTTCCAAGAACTATCTTGACAAGTATGGCAATGGTGTTGGTGACCGACTGTTGCTGGTTAAGATCAATCCTGCGGATGTGGTGTCGATTCCTTCTGACTATAATAACGCAAAGGGTCGTGCTGCCAAGTATCTGATTTGGAAGGATATTACCGCACCTGGTTG